TTTCAACGCGAGATTGAGAAAACACAAGGACAATTGAACAACTTGCGAAGCAAGCTCGACGAAACAAATGCATCTATCAACAAGCACACGACTGCATGGGGGAAGATGCAAGAGCGTCTATCCTCCGTCGGAAATAACCTGCGCGATGTTGGTCAACGAATGCAGTCTGTCGGGCAATCCATGGCCACGTCGATGGGCGCAGCGGCCACAGCGATTGGCGGTGCATTAGGATTTGCCGTCAAAAAGTCGATGGACTTTGAAGCACAAATTGACCGCGTTGGTGCCATCGCCGGAGCTACTCCATCAGAATTGAAGAAATTAGAGAAGGCCTCTCTTGACCTTGGTGCGTCCACTTCCAAGTCAGCTACTGAAGTGGCGGAAGGCATGGAGATTATGGCCGCAATGGGTTATAACACGAATCAGATTCTAGCGGCAATGCCGGGTATCATCGCGGCAGCTGAAGCGTCCGGCGAAGATATGGCGCTTGTTGCTGACACCGTATCAGCGGCATTGAACTCCTTCGGTCTTGAAGCGGCAGAAGCGGCTAGGGTGGCAGACGTTCTCGCACAAGCAGCGAATGATTCGGCGGCTGGTATTCAGGACATGCAATACACCTTTAAATACGCGGCTCCCGTTGCTCGGACATTGGGGATCTCGTTAGAACAGCTTGGCGCGGCTACGGAGATCATGGCGAACGCGGGGATACGTGGTGAGCAGGCCGGAACAACATTGCGTGCTGCCCTAATTCGCTTATCAGACCCGCCGAAAGAAGCAGCAGCCATGTTGAAAGAATTGGGCGTCCGCATTACGGATTCAAGTGGAAAGATGCTTCCGTTCAATCAGATTATTGCCCAGCTATCGAAAAGCACCGAAAAAATGAGCAACGCTCAAAAACTCGCTGCATTGTCTACCATCTTCGGTACAGAAGCCGCTAGCGGGATGCTGACGGTTATTGAAGCAGGGCCGGAGAAATTCGATGAACTCACAAAGTCACTTGAAAACTCTGCCGGTGCATCGCAAGAAGCAGCACAGAAAATGAAAGACAACCTCAAAGGTTCGCTTGAAGAATTGCAAGGAGCTTTTGAGACCGCACAAATTATCATCGGCAATGCGCTGGCGCCGGCAATCGAGAAAGTAGCTGGATATATTCAAAATCTCATTAACTGGTTCAACAATCTTTCTCCGTCTACTCAACAATTTATTGCCACCGCGGCGGCGGTAGCGGCAGTGCTTGCCGGTATAGGTACGGCTATCGGTGTGTTGCTTGCTATTATTGGCACAGCAGCAAGTGGAATCGGAGCCCTTACGGCGGCGTTTGGAGCGGTATCTGGCGCTATTGCAGCAGCGGGAGGAATGGCAGGAGTTTTTAGTGCAGCAATATCAGCAATCACNGGACCAGTCGGTATTGCTATAGCAGCAATCGCCGGATTGGTAGCGGCTGGCGTTGCTATATATAAAAATTGGGATAAAATCAAGGCGTTTTTATCAGCGACATGGGACGCAATTAAAGCAGCGGCGAAGGCGGTATGGGACGGATTAAAGNCGTATTTTACGACGATGATGAACATCTATAAAACCATTTTTACAACGGTATGGAANGCNATNAAAACGGCACTGACGACTGTATGGAATGCGATTAAGACAACAGCAAGTACAGTATTCAATGCCATAAAAACANCNATATCCACCATTTTTAATACTATTCGTTCGGTCGTAACTTCTGTTTGGAATGGGATAAAATCCACGCTAACATCCATATGGAACGGCTTAAAAAGTACAGCATCATCTGTATGGAATGGGATTAAATCGGCCATCTCTAGCGTTGTTAATGGCATACGTTCCACAATCTCAAGTGTATGGAACAGCATTAAATCGACCACAACGAGCGTGTGGAACGGCATTAAAAATGCAATCACCAGTCCGATCAAATCGGCGGTCGGTTTTGTGAAACAACAAATTGATAAAATCGTTGGCTTTTTCCGCAACATGAAAATCAGCTTTCCGAAAATCAAATTGCCACACTTCAAACTGTCCGGGAAATTCAGTCTGAACCCGCCTAGCGTTCCGAAGATCAGCGTCGATTGGTACAAAGTCGGTGGCGTGTTTGAAAGACCAGTCATTTTCGGGAATGCCGGATTCGGTGACGTAAGTGAAGCCATCGTGCCGTTTGAAGGCCAACATGCGCGGCGAATTGCTAGTCTGATTGCCGGAGAAATGGCGAAACAACTTCCTACTGCTGAACAGCCACAAATCGTCGTTCAAAACATGACTGTTCGTGATGAGACGGATATTCATAAAATTGCGAGGGAACTATACAACCTTTCAAAAACGAACAAGAGAAGGGTTGGAGTAACATGATTACATTAGATGGAAAAAGGCCGAGTGAGTTGGGCTTTGTGGTATTGGCTGGCCACAAGAATGATATATTGCCTGAAGTGGAAAGTGTAACGGTATCCATTCCGGGGAAACACGGCTTATATTATCTCAATAGCCGTTTCAATGCGAGAACATTTGAAATTCCATGTGGGATTGTCCAACAAAAAACATGGGGCGACCTTCAAAAGATTGTGCGAAGCATCGCTTCTTTTTTTGTTGACCAATACGGGAAACCGCGAGAGATTAGGCTGCAATTTGATTACGAACCGGAAAAATACTATATCGTTCGTTACAGCGGTTCTTTGCCGATTGAACGATTAGCGAGAACAGGAAGGTTTATTCTTCCGTTGACCGCCTATGACCCGTTCGCTTATGCGCCGTATAACGCTTATGACCCGTTTTATACAGTGTACTATGATCGTGGAGAACGATACGACAGCGGCTTGATGTATAAGAATATCGCTTCATTCGAGTGGAAATACAGCACACATTACAGCTACGCATACAATTATGGGTATATGGAAACTCCGCTATCCTTAAGGATTACCGGAAGCGTCATCAATCCACGAATCACGAACCAAACCACAGGGCAAACCTTGATTATCGGCGGAAGTTATGACGGAGAAATTTATATCGATAGCAATCAATTCACCGTGACGTTTGGAGGGGCAAACCTATTGAACCAAACGAATGGTGATTTTTTTATGCTGGCGTCTGGAATGAACACACTCATTTTTGAAGGCGGGAATCCAAATGCTACCGTAGAATTTGTATGGAAACACAGATTCGTATAGAAAGTAGGTGAGTCTATGTCTCTAATTGCAATAGGCGGCGAAATTGTCGCGCAAGTATTAAACGATAACTTTTCCTACCTAGAAAGCAATAAGGTAGGGAAAGATAAACTCCCCTTTGTGAATGTCAAAGATTATGGCGCAGTGGGCGACGGGATTACAGACGATACTGCCGCCCTTCAAGCCGCTTTTAACACTGGGAAAATGGTATATATCCCGGAAGGAACTTATCTAGCAGGCGGTTTAAGAATCCCGTCTTATACAATCATTATTGGCGCGGGGATGGATAAAACCATCATCAAATATAAAGCAGGGGCAGGCTATCAACCGAACGCCTATCCGGCTATGTTCTCAAATTGGAATGTCCCGCCATACACCAGCGGAGTAGATCCACATCGTCCGCTTCAGATCGGAAATGACAAACAAATCATCATTCAAGACTTGACGCTGGATGCACAAAACAACATGGTCTATAACGTGCATTTGTGTTCGGTGGACAATGCCTACATGAATCGAGTAAAGTGTATCAACGCACAAGGCGGCTTGGATTTGCGTGCGGTGCGTTTTTCTGTGTTTGAAAAAGTGATCGTTGACAACATCATGGAGGACGGAATTTCACTTACAGACACAGATTTTGCGCCAGCACCGGAACGAGGAATTTCAAAATACATTACCTTTCGCGATTGTGTCGTACAAAATTCATGTTACACGAATGACAACGATCCCCCGGATGGTTCGGCATTTGAACTTGACGACGGGCCTTCCTTCATTGATTATGTGAATTGTCGGGCAGAAAATAACAAAGGTTCGGGTTTTGATATTCATATCCATACAAACCGTTTTGACGTGACGAATATCCGCTATATCAACTGTATTGCGGTAGGAAGTAGCCATAACGCAGGTTCTACAAGAAGTATGGCTGGCTTCAGTATTGGTCAATGCCCAGAAGGTTCCAAAATGGAGAAGATTCTCCTTGACAACTGTATCGCCAAGGACAATGAATACAACGGCGTGGTGGTCAATAACGCGTTAGGAGCGGCGATGAAAAAAGACATCACGATTCTAGGCGGGTATTATTCCACACATTGGGGAATCGGACAGACAAGGGATGAAACCATGTCGGTGATTTACCTCAAAGACTGGTTTGAGGATTTAAAAATCATCGGGGCCACCATCGAAGGGCATAAAGACGGATACGGAGTATATGCGTATGGGCAGGATTGTAGTGTTCTCATTGAAGATTGCACATTTAGAAACGTATATGCTCCAATTCGTTTAGGCCATGATTTAGGTTCGGCGATTGTTCGAGGAAATCGGATTCGTACCGTTGCGCCAATAACAGAAGCGAGTACGGTATGCGTCTATGCGGATTGCGATCACTTTATCTTCGAGGGGAATGAATTGATTGTGGACGCAACGCAATACACCAGCCACATTGTTCGCACGGAAAACATGAGTATCGCCAAAATCGCCAATAACATCATCAAAAATATCGGTACAAAAGCCAACAATGCCATTCAAACGAATACTTCCGGCATTGTCAATATCAGTAATAACACCATCGTGAATTTTGACAACGGTGTGTACTTCAGTTTTGCGTCTGACTTGGTACTGTTAAACGGCAACATCTTCAAAAACTGCAATAACAAAACAAGCGACAACACGAAACCATATCTGCAAGACGTGAACAACTATATGATTTAGAGGGGGTGAAGCCGTGATAAAAGTCTATAATCAAAACCTAGAGCCAGTGGCGATATTGCAAAACGCTTTTAACGTGGGCTATGAGAAGCGGTTCAATGAATTATGGACGGCTTCTTTTTCTTTGCCTTTGGATGACCCGAAAAACGACGAGTGTCAGCCATTGAGTTTTGTAGAGATCACGGACGACTATACCGGTGAATATATCGGGTTGTTTCGCATCATTCCGTCACTAACGAGAAAAAATGAATCAGATTTATCCGTGGAATATCAATGCGAGCACGTCCTAGCCACCTTGCTGGATGACGTGCTTTTTCAATACCATCAAACAACCAACTTAACAACAAGAGACACACTTCAATATATTTTAGACAAACAATCAACACCGCGTTGGCGATTGGGAACGGTTGAATTTACACGGTATTTTTCTTACAAATGGGAAAATGAAAACCTATTGTCCGCCTTGTTTAGCGTGCCGCAACCGTTTGATGTTCAGTATCAATGGACATGGGATACTACCTCCTATCCATGGACATTGAATCTTGTCATACCGGAAATGACTGTATCCTGTGAAATTCGGTACGGCAAAAACATGATCGGTATCGAAAGGGAGATTGACCCGACAGGGATTGTTAACCGTATCTATCCGTTAGGAAGCGGCGAAGGTGTCAATCAATTAACCATCAAAAAAGTAAACAATGGCGTTCCATATGTAGAAGATGCACAATCCATACAAAAGTATGGGTTGCGTTCATATATATGGGTAGATAAACGTTTTGAGAATGAAGAAAACTTGAAAGCAAGCGCAATCGGGCTGCTAAATCAATGGAAAGAACCGAAGATTAGCTATAAAGTAAACGCCGCAGACCTTTCGGTTATCACTAAATTAGATGTGGATAAATTGCGGATGGGGCGCGTCGTTCGTATGATCGACCCAGACTTTGGGACGATTGAAGCACGTATTGTTAAAGAATCCAAACGGGATATGACAGGGAATCCGGCAGATATTGACCTTGAAATTGCCAACAAGTATGACGACATCACTACTACGCAAACCGAATTAGAACGGCGACAGCAAATTAACGAAATATACGCACAAGGAGCAACAAACATAGATTCCCATGACTACGAGGACAACGCTGACCCTCAAAATCCGGCCGTGATTCGTTTTTATATACCGGATGAAGTGGTAAGGTTGAATAAGTTGCTTTTGACGTTTGAAACAAGCGAATTTCGCGCCTATTCGAAAGCAACGAAAGGCGGTGGCGCAATCGTCACATCGACTAAATCCGGCGGCGGCGCGGTGGTCACGAGTGCAAGTGGCGGCGGTGGAGTAGTCACAAGCGCAAGCGGTGGTGGTGGAGTGGTCACAAGTGCAGATGGTGGAGCAGCGGTGATTACGAGTGCGGACGGTGGAGGAACAACGCAAACGACGACCGATAAAATTTTTGGCATGCTCCAAGTTGAAACGTCGACGTCTACAGGCGGAACGATAGACACTCACAGGCATACCGTCACGTTTACAGATCAATTCGACCATTCGCATCAAATCAACTTGCCAGATCATCGTCATAGCATTAACTTACCTAACCACCGTCATAATGTGACGATTCCAAACCATACGCACAACGTGAATATTCCTGAACACACGCATAACGTAACATTGCCTGACCACACACATCAAATTGAATTGCCGGATCATACGCACGAAATCGAGTATGGGATATTCAAACTTTCCGAAATGCCGACAGCAGTAACCGTCAAAGTAGACGGGAATACCGTTCCATATACGGATACAAGTGGCGAGAATATTGATTTAGTGCCGTATGTCGATAAGGACGATGACGGCCTAGTGACGCGTGGATGGCATACAATCGAAATAACCCCGAACAAACTAGGGAGAATCACAGCAAATGTAGTGAAACAAGTCTTCATTCAGAGCCGTGGTGAATATAGTCTGTAAATTTTCCAAAACATGAAACTTCCTCCTTTTCCTGTCCGTATATGGTATTATAAAATATTTCTGAAAACGGACAAAGGGAGAGGGGAAAATGAATAAATTTGTCGCAAGTGTGCTAGGTGGGCTAGTAGTAGCTGGGGGAATCGCAGGTGGATATTTCTATGCAAACAGCGAGACAAATGAACCGAAGCAAGAAGTGGAAGTAAAACAAGCAAGTGCTACGCAAGAAGAAAAGGTGAGTGTAGCACAAGAAGAAAAGGAAGTGGCAAGCGTGCCAGAAAGAACAGTGGACATGAGAGGGAGTAGACCATGGGAGTTTTTTGGATCAAAAGATATTTTAGCAAAAGTTGATGAAGAACAATTTTATCTTTGGGAAGATGCCGAGCCTTTTGAAGATGTGATTTTAGAAGAGATTTCGAACCCAGATGCAAAAGAGCCAATTCCTCGTTACATTGAAGGGTTTATCCGTGATTTACAACCATATTACCCTGACAAGCAGGAATATTTCGATAAAATGCAGGAAGTTGCCGATGCGTTTGGCAAAGGCGAATTTGATAAAGTCAGACAACTGATTCAAGAAGCAAAACAGTTACGAGAAGCCGAATAAGGCTTCTTTTTATTTTGCCTAGCGAGGTGATAGTATGAGAAATACTTTCCGAATTGAAGCAGACCTCAAAAAGAAAAAGTACATTGATGAACCAACCGTGACCCAAAACGATGATATTACATTCATTGTGAGTGTGTTTGATAACGGTATTCCGTTTTCTCTTACAGGAGTTACTACCGCAACGCTTGCAAACGTCCGCCTTGACGGTGTAACAGTAGTCACGCCGGGAATGATCGTCGATGACAATACGGTACAATTTGATTTAGGTACGAACGAAACCGCGGTTGTCGGAAAAGTTCGTGCAACGATTCAGTTATATGACGAAGATGAACGTGTTTCTACCATCGCATTTACTTATCAAGTGCTGAAAGACCCGACTGGTGACGGATATATCCCTACCGAACGTGACAAGACATTGATTGAAACCGTCATCGGAGATGGACCACTCATCATCCAACAAGCCCAAGACGCGGCGAACTTTGCGAACGAACAAGGTCAATTTGCGCAAGCACAAGCGAACGCGGCAAGCGAAGCGGCGACGAGCGCGAATGAAGCGGCGCAATCCGCGACAAATGCGGCAAACGAAGCAAATACAGCGGCACAGTCGGCTAATACTGCCGCGCAATCGGCGAACGATGCCGCGACAACAGCGAACGAAGCGGCACAAAACGCAAATCAAGCGGCGACAAGCGCAAATGAAGCCGCAGTCAACGCGGCGACACAAGCGCAGTACGCCCAACAGCAGGGCGACTACGCCAAAGCACAAGGTGATGCGGCTAATTTAGCGGCAAATAATGCGAATAATGCCGCCAACAATGCAAATAATGCGGCGACTAATGCCGATAATGCGGCGGCCACTGCAAACAACGCGGCGAACGCGGCGAATACTGCGGCAGACAACGCCAATAACGCGACTACTAACGCCAACAATGCGGCCGAAAACGCCAATATAAAAGCGGCCAACGCACAAACGCAAGCCGATTATGCGAAGGCTCAAGGCGACTATGCAAAAGGGCAGGGGGATTACGCGAAGGTTCAGGGTGATTATGCGAAAGCACAGGGCGACTACGCAAAAACCGTTGCAGACGCAAACAAAACACGTTGGTTGACTCCGGTTGCAACGTTCGNGGATATTGCAACAACCTACCCGAATCCGCAACACGGCGATACGGTGCAGACGACAAGCGATGGGAAAATTTACAGATATGAGAACGGGCAATGGAACTGGACACAAGCATATACGGACACCGCACTTGCGGATGTGCAAAATAAAATTGGAATTTTATCAACCGCTGATGACGTTCTATTTCAAAATGATCGTTCAATCTTTTTAGAAATTGACAAGTACAAAAAATTACGTTTTCAGCAGGGAGTCGCAACAATAACAGGGGGGGATTCGAACGGGTATTTTCGAGATAGTGAGCCGTTTGTACAAGTGACATTAACGGGATATGCACAAATCAATGCGCCGAACTATGCAGTGGTTATCGACGTTATTTCATCGAACGGCGATTATGGGCAGTTGATTGTGTATGACAAAACGCAGAATGGTTTTAAAGTGAAAATGACAGGTAACGCGAGCAGTGTCACATTTATGTGGACACTACTCAATCCGCTGGTGGCATAGGAGGGATATAGATGATTGTGACTCACTTAAATAGCGGCCGCAAAGCGGAGTTTGCCGTTGATGGGACGGTTTTGACAATAGGTAGCTTGTCGATTGACCTAGCGGAGCGACAAACGGATGTACAGCGAATAATTGACGTTTGTCTTGACAATAGATATGCGACCGTACAAGAGGGTGTTGGCGCATGGTACGTGGCGACTGTTATCGTTCCGCCGCAAGAATATCAGCTCGTAGAAAATGAAAGTGGCGAAACGAGTGTTGTTCCGATGCCGTTAGACACGGGAAAAGTCGAAATCCGCCTATGGGCATTACCAGAAGGAGTTGAGTTATAATGGCATTTGTTGTATCGATAAAAGATTCATTGCGCCAAGCGGTTGAAATGGCAACTGGCGGAAAAAACACGGTCATGTATGATGACAAAGGAAATCCGTCGATTATGGTTTGTATTCCTAAGTTCAACTTGTCAGACATCATCAGCGGAGCTCCAAACGTTCCGCATCCGGCGTTTGTCGTTAATGGTGTTGTAAAAAGCGAAATTTGGATTTCGAAATATCAAAATATCGTGCATGACGGACGCGCATACTCTATTCCTTTCCAAGATCCGGAGACATATGTGACATATGATCAAGCAAAACAATATTGTGCAGCAAAAGGTTCAGGTTGGCACTTGATGACAAACGCGGAATGGGCAGCTATTGCCCTCTGGTGCAAGAAAAACGGATTTATGCCTCGAGGCAATAACGACTATGGGAAAGACCATTCAGCTCCTCACGAGCGCGGAAAGGTAACATATAAATACACGAGCGGCGGCACAGAATATGAAGGACGTGTCGCAACAGGTTCTGGACCTGCCAGCTGGTCGCACGATGGAACGAATGAAGGTATTTTCGACCTCAACGGGAACGTATGGGAATGGGTTGATGGCTTGAAGTTGATTGACGGCAAGATTTATGTCCATCAAGATAACAACTACAATACACCAGAAGGATATCGCCTAGTCGATCAATGGGTTGACACAGGCGTGTATATTGATAACACGACCCCAGGAAATGCAAACACTACTTCAGCTGATGTTGGTGGCGACCCTATTTTGGGAGCGGAAAGAACAAATCCGATGTATACAACTGATCCAAGTTCAGACGCTCACTATGGAACCAGCAGCGTAGCTTTTGAAGCATTGACTGCTAAATCAGGTTTTACGGTCCCGGATTTATTGAAACACTTAGCAATTGCGCCGATTGATGCAAATCATGGAGGCGATACTTTATACGTACGTAACTACGGTGAGCGTGTTGCGGTTCGCGGCGGCTACTGGGACCGTGGCGCGGGTGCTGGCGTCTTCGCGTTGAACCTGGCCGACGCTCGCTCGAACTCGGGCCGCGTCGTCGGGTTTCGCTCCGCGTACATCGCGCCGTAATCTGGAATCTATAAAATGACGCTTTTATAAAGTTAGAAAGGCGTGATTCGATGGAACAACGTGTTGCAAAGCTGGAAACCGACGTGGACATGCTCCGCAGTGACATGGTAGACGTCAAAACCCGATTGGCCGTGGCGGAGTCAAATATCAAGGACATGCGCGAGGACATCGGAACAATTAAAAGCAACACGACATGGATTTTACGACTTATTGTTGGCGGCATCGTAGGAGCGGTGCTGTCTTTTATTATTCAAGGAGGGGTTCAGTGATGGAAGCTATCTTGTCTATTGAATTTACGGCTTATGTAGCGTTGGCGGTTTTGCTTTATGCAATTCGCCAAGCGGCCAACATTCCAAATCGTTATATTCCGTTAGTAGCCGTCATTCTAGGCGTTGCCTTCTCTATCTTTGAGAACAACGCTTTTTCTTTTGATGTCTTAGTGAATGGTTTAAAATATGCGCTTTACGGCATTGGTTCAGTAGCGGCGATTAAATACGCTTTAGAAAAAGTGGAAGGAGCTGGTAAATAATGGTACGTATCGTTCTAGATGCTGGACATGGTGGAAATGACCCGGGTGCAGTGGCTAACGGCTTGAAAGAAAAAGACCTTACACTCTCGATTGTGAAGCACATTGGCCGTTTGCTTTCTGAATACGAAGGGGTGGAAGTACATTACACCCGGACTGATGACCGATTCTTGGAATTATCGGAACGTGCAGCGATCGCAAACAAACTGAAAGCCGATTACTTCATTTCCGTCCATATCAACGCCGGCGGAGGAACAGGTTTCGAATCATACATTTACAACGGAAGCGTCAGCGCAAAAACAATCGCATATCAAAACGTCATCCATGGCGAGATTATGAAGGCAATTGGTAACGTCAAAGACCGTGGCAAGAAACGAGCGAACTATGCCGTGCTGCGCTTGACGAATATGCCGGCCATTTTGACAGAAAACCTGTTCATCGACAACAAAACTGACGCGGCAAA